GGATAGTAAAAGGTATTGACTCCGAATTTGTAATTAAATCTCTTAGTCTTGATTGAAAGACCAGCTCCCATATCGAAGAGATTATTGAAAGGTCTATATTTGCCGTAAACATAAGGCTTAAGTGATAACCTTGCAACTTTCTTTCGAGTTAATTGACCTTCATACCAGTTGTAGTTGTACTTATCTAAGTCGATTGGGAATAGTCTAGTTGAATAAGTGTTAGTCTCCTTATTGAACAGACTTAAGTTCAACTTATCTTTCTTCAAAACAATTTGAACCAGGGAATCTTGGTTACTGATAACTGGCTGCCTTAGTATGGAATCAGGAAAGAGAGTTGGCTGCTTATTATCATGAACTAAGATTTTACCTGGTTCAACTTTTTCTGAGTACTTCTTCTCTGGTTTGAAAGGTTTCTCTGTGTATACTGTATCTGGGATTTCATTGACCGCTAGTTCCAGGGAATCAACCTCTCGAGAAAGTTTGTAATTCCTGAAGCAAAGGTAAATAGTAAATCCTAGAAGTACAATAAATAAGGCATTCTTAAATGTCTTCATACTTGATGAATTTCTTAATCTTACTCTTCAACCAATAACGTTCTACTGGACTTAAGTTTGACTTAATGATGTGGAACTTGAATTGAAAAGTACTTTTGGTTTCAATAATCTCAAAACGTATCGAAGGTAAATTCCGATAAATAATCCGAAAGAACTTAAGGATGTTGTTAATGTTCAATTCGGTAATTGGGTACTTTGCATTAATCATTCTCATAATCCGATGTATTAAGTTTTCAAATTGAAATAGTCGCACGCTTTAATGATACTATCTATTCGGTAATCGCTAAGCGATTACCTTTATCGAACGAAGTGAGATAATATCCAAATATACTACTTACGATATGATATATGAATAGCTATATATACGCAGATAAATATATAGATATATATACGTAGTATATTATATATCTATATATTTCAAGGCACCCCAGAAACTTATATATAAGACTTTATATATAAAGCTGAAACTTAGTGTTTCTTGGTATTTACCTTTTTGAGGCAATCCTTGAACCATAATCCTACTTCATAAACCGAGCCCTTGGCAATTGTGTATCTTGCCTTGTTAAGCCAATAATGGTGATCCTTAAAATCCTTTTCAGAGGTACCCTGGTTTTCATGAAGGTAAATTCTGAATTTCTTTGGGAATCCCATGATTGCCTTAAAATCCTCAACCCCCAAAGGATAACCATCTGGTCTGAATTGCCTATCTGCAGGTCTTAGGGTTAGTGGAGGTTTATCATACTCTAATCTGTATACTCCCGGGAGAGTACTCATCTTTGCCGTTTTGATAGGCCATTTTTTTTCATCTTTGAAATCTCTAACCCAAAGTCGATGTATCTTTGCTACAGTTAGATTCTTTTTCTCAGGCAATTTTCGATAATCATACATTGCCAGAGTTTTACTAATCCAAGGGATTTGATTGGTATCATCTTCTGAAGAAAACGTGAGGGGTTTAAGTAGATTTCTAGTAATTGTTGGGTTTTTTACTTGAAATACTTCATTAAAAGCATCCAAGTATTTCTTACCGGTCTTTTTATGTACTCCAATGATGAGTAATCTCTTCCTTGACACTTGAGAGTTCCCATAGTCAGAAACTGACCTTTCATGAAAAACTAATTTATAGTCTTTCAGTGTTTCCTCAAAGAAATCCTTGGGTAGCAAGGATAGTAGTCTTGGTAGATTTTCTATAAGAAATACCTTAGGTTTATACTCTAATATTGCAGCAATTACTAGATTAAGACTACGATTATCCTGGGGATTGCCCAACTCCTTTACTTTTGATAACCTCATAACTGAGGATGCACCACAGTCTGGGGATGAAATTATGATATCTACTTTCTCATCAAATTCTTGTAAACAGAAACCCTTGTAGAATGGTATATCCCCAAAGTTGAGTTTCCATTGTTCTTCGCCCGGTGTATGGAATACTCCTCTAATCTCTATATTCCCTAACAAATTTTTCTTAAAAGGGAACAGGAGTGCACCCTGTCCAGCGCACACTCCCAATACCTTTAGATTCTTCATTTCTTATAACTTCTCAATTTTACGTACTTAAGCCATGCAAATGGTTTACGATTCTCCAAGTAGTATGGGTCTTTATCATTATTGTGAGCTTCCTCTTCGAAACTTACATCATGATACCTCTCATTCTGTTTGTTCCAACCGGCAAAGCACATGATAATAAGATATTCGATTCCATACCAAATGTAAAAGAATCCCAAACCAAGGATAGGAATCCACCAGAAGGATAGACCCAATGAGCAGAGAATGATTCCTAGAATCAGACCCACAATTGTACACTCAATCTGTTGTACTTGGTGAGTACGTTCGTGATCAATATCCTCTTGCAATAAATCCTCTTCTTTATCCTTGAAGAAGGAGTTATAGAGGAAGGTAATTGCCTTGTAACTGGGGAAAAGGAATACTTTTGCTACCCAGCTGTTAAAATG